TTGCTATATATGCTAGTCCGAGAGTAGCCTTGTTGTCATCGAGTAACTTGTCGAGGTAGTCAAACGGTTGGAGAATATCATAGTAGTCCTGTGCCATTTAAAGTGGCAATTTGCCTACAGATGCCCTTGAGACAAATCCACCCTCGCCTTGAATGGTGTGACGTATCCCGACGTTACCCGCACTCGTTACGTATAGATCAATGGAGCGATCAAACCACTCACTGAACACACCCATGATCTTTAGAGCACCTTCGTCTGACATACCAAGAAACTCGCGCTGCGGCAAGTTCTCCAAGCCTTGATCATGAGCCAGTCCATAGTGAGGCAGGAGACTCGTCTTGTAGAACACAGCATCCTTCGTGATCATCATTGCCTCAGACGAGCTAGCCGCTTCTTTCAATGCGCCCGACTGAGTAAGGACACCTTCGTTCGGATACTCCTCCGCAACGGGCCAGTAGCTATCCGACCACGGCTCCCACATTCGACCATCAGGCCCGGTTTCCGTTTCAAACCGCTCACGGATATCCTCTTGCATCATCTCGCTTGCGGCAGTAAGCGGAAGTACGCGGTTGTCTAGAGACTCCGCGACAGCAAAGAACCTGCGAGCGAAGACTTCTGGACGTGGATTCCAGTTGAAGGTGATCGTTCCGGGCATTAGAACTGGGACACCATTGTAAAGATAGGATCGATGGAGTTGGCGTTCGGCTCAAACCACGTGTTGTCGAAGTCAATACCTACGTCGACTCCATCGATAACGAGTGTTCCTGCGATGATTGCTTGGAGCATCGCCATCGCTTCGTTGTACTTGTTCTGTGCAAACTCTGGATCATCAAGCGAGTTTTCTGAGTAGCGGGTACGGTAGATAAGAGCGGCACAGAAGCGGCCTGCAATCGCACGGATGATGTTAGGTGTAGTCCCCGGTGTAGTCCATGATGCGAGTACAGCCGATGTAACTACACCTGCGAGGTATCCCCTGACGATCCGATCAGCGTCGTCCTTTGCTTTGATCAGATCGTCAGGGATTTCCTCGACTTTTAGTTTGTCAACAGGCAGATGGATTTGCACATCTGCATCATCGACAAGCGGCACTGTTATGCACCTACCGGCACATCATCAGCTTCGTCAGCCCCGCCACCTTCAGGTGCATGTGACAGTGCCATCTCCATGAGCATATTCGGATCGACTTCACCCTGACCCTTGGTGAGTTTCCTGATCACCGCATCGGCAGGCGATTCACCAAATCGAATATCCTTGGGGAGTGGATAGGAACGGACTGATCCATTAGCGATCAGTCCATCCCATTCCTCTTTAGAGATGCCGAGTTTAGCTTGAGTAACTTCGGCACCAGCTTCGGTGACATTACGACTCATGATGATCTTACGACCATCACGACCTTCTTTCGATTCACCACCGTTGTAGATGGTAGACCATGCATACATCTTAGCCATTAGTAATCTCTCCTTTACCAGGCCGTTGCGCCGAAAGCATCCTTGATCAGATAACCAGCGGAAGAGAACGTAACTTTGAGATCCCACTTCCACGACGTTCTAACCAGATCAGACTTGCGGCCTTCCTCACGCCATCTATCCGTGGGGCGAGTAGTACCATCGGGATAGATTTGTGCGAACGTTTTACCGAACGAAAGATCGTTCAGTTCGAGCGTCGGATTCACGTATGCAAGGATGACATCCTTACCCCACGCCGACACGAGGGATTCAGTTGACTCCTGAATATCGTTGTCATTGTAGAGATCGGAAAGCACGCCGATCCGAACAAACTCACCTTCAAATCCCGTAAGTGCCTGGAATGCACCGGGAGCCGTAAGTGCGAAGTTCGTAAAGCGAGCAACAAGGTCAGGATGGTTCTCAAGCCATCCGAAGCCCTGTCCACCCATGATGCACACGTTAGGAGCGAATCCAGTAAGCGAGATGATCTTGTTAACTGCTGCACGGAAGATTTCAAGCGGGTTAGACGTTGCACCTGCATAGTTATCCCACTGATCCGCTGCAACCAACGTGATCGTATTGCCGACCGGATACGTCGCCGTGTTACGCGCTAGCGCAGCAACAGCGATTTCATGCTCAAGCGAGAGTGAACTGACACAGAGTTCAGTAGCATCCTCTTCAGGGTTGATCTGCAATGCGCCACCAAAGGTTGCGTTTGCAAGTCCGCCGAGAGAGTTAAGCTGCTGCCTCTCTTCGTCCGCGACCGCTGCCTGCAAAGAATGCTCGACGGTCTTGAACGTATCCTCACTCCAACGCCCACCGCGCACTTCGTTGGCGACCGTACCAGGCTCACGACGTGAGTAGAACCTGACGCGCCGCTCACGACCGAAGACACGGTAACGACCTGACTGTGTTCCTACTGCGGCCTGCGGAAAGAGCCGAAGACCGACAAAGCCAGGTGGTTGATAGCCTACCGAGAAGTCGGTGAGAATTGGATCGGAATACAGGGTACCTGGATCGTACATCATAGTTTATCTCACCGCCTTTCTAGAGGATTGCACCATTAGGAATCAAATGAACACGTGCGTACTCACCGGCTGCTGCGGTACCCTCAACGAAATGACCGATAACACGATCAGCGGCAACTGCGTTGTGCACAGTACCGTTGGCATTGAGTCCAGCCATAACACCGATAGTACAAGCAGCATCACACTCCATAAGAGTGTCACCTTCAACAGCGATCGATGCTCCCTTACCCTTTAGAATCTCACCGGCAGTTACATCATGCTGCACAACTCCGGCGATAACATCCGTCTTTGCAGTAACAGGAGTAACGGTTTCCGCAGCGGAGAACTTCACAGCACGAAACTTCGTGAGCGCAGCCGCAGCCGTATAACCCTTATCCTGAATGTAGTTCCTTGTTGCACTAGGTGGCATCTATGCCCTCCTCTCTAGCTCTCGATGTAAGCTTTGAACAACTCGGGATTCTGTGCCGCAACATGCTTGAGTGCAGCCTTGCGATCCATACTGTCTTCCGTCATCGCAGTCCTAACTAGCTCTGCCATCTGCTGACGAACTTCCTGCGGCGTAGCGCCTGCACGCACCTGTGCCTTATCTTCGTCAGTCCTAGCCGAACCCTTCTCACCGTACTCAACAACGCCATCCTTGGCTGAAGCCGAAGTAAGCAGTTCGTTGAGATCCTCGTGAGTCATACGACGCTCTGCAATCTTCATATGAGCATCTTCGATCTTGGTACGAACAACATTGGAAAAGCCCTTCTTTGAATCATCTGCGAAGGACTGGAATCCTTCAGCAAACTGACGAGCCTCGTTCTCACGATCCCTAAGCTGCAACCTAGCAAGCTGACTGGCCTGCTCAGGGTAGGCAGCAAGGAAATCCTGTTGCTTCTGTGCATCCTGAGTAGCTTCACTCAGAGGAACCACGATCTCGTCAACCTTTGCGGTGACAAGTCCGCTCAAATCTTCGTCACTAGTATCATCGTCAAACTCGATACCGAGACGACCTGCAAGAGCTACTAGAAGCTCTCTATTCATTTCCTCAACCTCCTCGTAGGCAATTGGCGGTGGGTCACGTCTCCATCCTCCTTCTATCGCTCTGTCACCCTTCTCGGGTGGTTCTCTCGGCTCAGGTTCACCACCTAGACCTGTACCGGGTTCTGAGTGTTCCTTGTCAGCATCGTATGACTGCTTGGTACTAGTGCTGTTAGTATTTACGATGTTGATATTACTATGAGCTGCGACACTGACAGTGGAAGCGATAGAACCTCCTTGGGTCATAGATTGTACAACTTCGTCAAACGTCGCAATGCCGTCGATCATGCCGGATTCAAGAGCCTGACGTGGAGTAACAATTCCACCTTCTCCATAGTTTCTACGAACTACGTCAGACTCGACTCCACGACCTCTGGCAACATCATCAACAAAATCATTATTGATTGAATCAACATGATTCTGCATATACTGTCTACCTTCGGCAGTCAAAGGTTCTACTCCCACTGCCTTAAAGCGGCCAGCACTGATAACTGTGTTCTTAATTCCCTCCATCTCATGCTTCTTGGATGCATCGGTATGTACAGTGTATGTACCGATCGAACCAAGCTGCCCCGATGGTGTAGCAAACATCTTATCAGCCTGCGAAGCGATGTAATAAGCAGCGGAGTTTGCATGAGCGTTAGCAAGAGCGTAGATAGGCTTCGTACCGCGAGCATCGAAAATCTCCGCAGCCATCTCGGGAATCTGCTCTGAGTACCCACCGGGGCTGTCAACATCGAGAAGGATGCTGTGAACATTGTCATCAGCGAGCATACCACGAAAGTCCGAGCGGAATTGCTCGATTGAAGTAGCACCACTCATCTCTGTCATGAGATTAGCCTTCGGGAAGATAGGCCCACTGAGTGATAGAACTCCGAGTCCTCCTTGATTCTTTGGGCCAACAGCACCCTTTGAATCAATAGCACTCATACGTGCGCGGATATCTTCCTGTGTCAGCGTACCTGACATATGAGATTCCATGATCTCAAGGATCATCTTCAGTGCCTCGGGAGTAATCATCCAAGGTGCTGAAGTCATCTTACCAATGATCTGTGCGTAATCTTTCATTAACCCTCCGCGTTATCGGTAGCGGCACCTGAGTTACCGTCGTTCTGTGCAGTCACGTCACCACGTGGGTCTTTAACACCGGGTGGAAGAACGATAGGTGTCTGCACAGTACCTCTCTTGAGCGGGGCATCAATGACAGTACGAATCCACTGCTCAGTCTCAAAGTCAGGAGTAATACCACTCTGAGCAAACAGATTCGAGATAGCCGATGCCCACTGCTGCAAGTCTTTCGTCTCACCGATATTCCTGACTCTCAAGCGAGGGAAGTGATCGGTATCAAAGTTATAGCCGACAAGGAACGGAATGCAGTACAAATTGAAATCATCTGCGATAATATTGGATACATATCGCAGAGACTTGTTGAACATATCCTGATGTGCGCCAGAGGTAGCTCGACCTCCACCTGTTCCTTCAAGTCCGAGCATCATGAACTGGCTCATGGTATTCAACATAATTCCACCGTTATGATGCTCGATGGACTGCATAACGTTTACGGGCTGACCCGGTAGCTCAAGGAACTTAAGCTCCCAGTTCGGGGGCAATACTGCGCCACCATGCTCGTTAGTACGAATGTTCCGAACTAGCTCAAACGCCGCATCCTTGTCAGTTGTCTTGTATCCAGGCTTAAGCTGAATTGTCGGGAACCCCATACCATGACGTTCCTTTTGAATACCGTCGATGTTGTATAGGTTTGACTTGAAGAACCAATGACGGTAAGCTGTGCGAAGGATCGATTTACCCTCAATGTTACCGCCCTTCTTGTTGTTGCTGAAGATAATAAGTTTCTCAATGGGAATCTCTACGTCAACAGGCTTGTTGTCTGCCTGAACTGCACCCTGAATAATCGAAACCGGGCCACCATTGTTGTCGTACTTGATTTCCTTAATGGTGGGAGTAGGCCGGGGTGCCAACTTCCGCAGCATTGTGTACTTGCGTCGGTTGGCCCCCGTTCGCTTCGGCGACCACTCGCGCTCCTCATAGACCTTCTCTATGACGGAGAAACCAAATTCGTACATTCGCAGCACATCCTCCAAGATCAAGAGGAACGGCGCGTTTGTACCATTAAGCAGATTGAACTCAACGAATTCCGCGATATCAAGATCAAGCGGATTATCGGAGAATGGTTCTACGAACCAATCGGCACCCATAACAGGTGTCTTCGCCGCACGGAGCGACACGTCAACCGCAGCATCCGAGTTAGCCATCTCTTCGTAGACAGCCGTTGCCTGTGAGCGGTTACCGAGAAGAGGTACAACGTCACGGACTAGACCGCCACGAGAAGATCCCTTCTCTTGCATAGTACCGGCACCAGGATTAAGTGATCCTTTGCCACCTGTAGTAAGAGAAGTACCTGAACTGACCCGTCTAGGATCGCCATCTTGCGCCTGTTGTCTTCCGATTAGTTTATCGAACCAACCTGCCATTAAAACCTTTCGTACCTACCCATAGTTGTCTGAGACTGGAAAAACGTCGCGGCCTCAGACCGTTGCTGAGAGGGAGCATAGATATCGCTCAGGGACGAGCCGTATCCGAGTCCAAAAAACTGTGCAAAGAAATAACGTAGAGCATCAGGGCCGTGGTCATCGTGCTTATGTTGTCCTTCTTTGGAGTTGATCCCCTCTTTCTCATCAGGTGCACGGAGTTGCTCAAGTTGTCGAATCAACTCTGTGCAGGACGGATCAACGTACAATTTCGGTTTACCATCAGCCTGAACACGCATCCACCGTTTAACGAATTCAACTCCGATACCCCAGGACGAATTGGTATCCTCGTCCTTCGGTTCATCGGAGTAAATCTGTCC